CGTCAGCAAGAGTCTGAAGCTGAGCCAGAGACTTGGTGCGTTTTAGATATTTTCTGATTCCTGCCAATTCGGAGGTCATGCCCATTCTTTCAATGTCAATGCGCGCCCGCTACCAACCAAGCCACACGCGAAAGGTTCGCGCCACCACTTCCAGCGACCAGACAAAGCCAATCGCCGCGAAGCAGAACAGCAAGACGGGCATTGCGCGATCCGCGCTCACAGGCCGAACTCCGTTTTCAACTGCACAGCCAAACGTGCGAGGCGATCGAACTCATAAAGGAAGTCTTTTGCCGCATCGCGGCTCCACTCGGACGGGAGGCGATAGACGGTGCGGAAAGATAGCGAGAACGGCGGCTTGTCCTTGTCGCCTTCACCCTCGCCCTCGGACTTGGGTTCTGGCTCCGGAATAATGCCCGTCAACTTGTAGGCGTCATTGATTCCTCTCACGTTTTCGTTGCTCAAATAAAAATCTAACTTTTTATTTGCCAGCCTCATCCACTTGTTGAGCGTGACGATTGAGCGGTCTTGCTTTTCCGCGCATTTTTTAAGCCACGGCAAGAACTCGCCGTGCGGCAAGATTTCCTTTGCCTTATTGCATATTGCCCCCGCGTTCCAAGCGTGCCCGATAGCAAGCTCGGCCCCGGCTTGGGCAAGGGCCGCGCAGCGGTCGGCTTCGTCGGCGCAGCGTTTTAGCTCTGCGGCACAAGTGTCTGCATCAATGCAGATCGCAAGGTCGAGAGACGGCTGTATGAGTTGTAGTTCGTTTTGCATTTGTTCTGTGTTTCTTTTCTTTGGTTGTGGACTTGTTTTGCCCGTTGTCGATAGACCTCGACCGCGCGGTCTGACTTCATTCCGCGCGACTGCCGCAGGTCAAATTTGCGTTTGTATTGCCGCACCGTGGCGCTGACGTTCGCCCGCGTGTAACCGAACTTCTCGGCAATCTGCGTCTCGGTCATGCGCGTGCGGCCAAGGGCAAACAGCAGCGCATAGCCATGCATGGCGATTTGCCGCGCCGAAGCCCGCACATATCCCCCCTCGCCCATGAGCGTCCCGGTCACGGTCTGCAAAATGATGAGCGCGGCATCCTCGCCCCGCGCGCAGGAGCCCGGATCGTTCTCCTGCTCCATCCATTCGGCGGCTCCGATTTCCACGCCGCTACGGATAACCCCTTGCAGGTAAATCAAGATGGTGTCGATGCCCGCGCCTTTGGCAATTAGCGCGGCCATGTCACGGCGCATTTGCTCGCGGAATTGTCCAATCCCGTCGAGGCAGTAATCCGACAGCGCATCCTTCGGCAACTCTGGCCCGACGCGGTAATCGTCGAGCGGGTTGGCGTGATGAGCGAGTTGATCGTCTATGCGTTTAGCGTCTGGAGAGTCGTGGCCCATTACGGCCACGCGAGCGAGGTGTGAATCTCATCGGCGCGGAGATTAACACAAATGAAAAATCGGTCAAATTGCCCCCTTGCGCTGAAGCGCCTTGAGGCGGCGAACTTCTCCGCTTTTCTTCCCCGCTTCGCTGTAGTGCTTTTTGCTGCGGGCCTTGGCCTTGCCTGTGCCTGCCGCCCCGCCCTTTTTGCCGAGGGCGGCTGCGGCTTTGCTGATGTCGGTTTGTTTGCTCATGCCGCCTCCTTAATTTTAGTCGCGGCTTCGACGAATCCTTGCTCGCGGATGTTGCGGTTCCATATGCTTGCGAATTGCTGAAGCTCCCGCTTCACGGTTGGGCGAATCATTTTGGCCCCGTCTTCACGGGTGAAATAAACGGTTTGCTCAAAGCCCGTGCAAGCCTTGAAATAATACGGCCACAGCTTGCCGTCCCATTCCTCAAAGCACATTTCGGGATCGGTCAGCAGGTCGCCGTTTTGCTCGTAGTAGTGCGCGACAGAGATTGCAGGATGGCCGTTTGGCCCGGTGCCGATACGCTCAATGACAAGCGGCATAAACGGGCCGTTTTCGATTTTGCAGTAGGGCGGGTTGTCTTGCTTTGCGAGGATTTGTTGGATGGTTTTCATGATTCTCTGTGTTCGGTTGATTGCTTATTAGTAGGAAACCCGGACGGAGTGTTTCTTGATCTTGCCTTGCTTGGTGACGCGGGCGCTCCACCAGACGTTGTTAGTGTCGCGCGCAAAGATTAGATCGCCGAGGTCTTTGCAAAGCGTCAGCGGCGAAGTCATTCCGAGGATGAATTGCATTTGCGTCAGGATGTTTTGCACTTGGTTTTGTGTGTTCTGTGTTCTCATTACGCCGACACTTTAAGACAACCGCTTGCCTTTGTCAATGGATTTTTTTGGCTTTTTTCGGGGGTCTGTCCGGGCTTGATCCCCAAGCAGTAATCCCCGAAAGGCGTGTGCTGCGTGGTTATTTCGACAAGCGATTCGTCGGTGAGTCCTGCGGTTGCCTTCTCCATCCAATCAACCCAAATGACTTGGCGGGCTTTGACGGCGGCGAGGGTTTCGGTTTTGGTCGTGGTCATTGTTCGTTCTCCGGTTAGGCGTTTTGCAAATACATCGCCCGGTATTTTTCCAACCGTGCGGGAATTGTTTTTGCGCGTTCGACCCAAAAGCCCGAATTGGCGGCGACTTTATTAAGGTTACCGAGCATCGCAGTAATCGCATCGGCCTTGGCTTGAAGCTCGATGATTGCGTGCGGTGCTTGGCGGCGAATTTCTTCGGCCGTTCCGCCCGTGACCCAATCCATCGTGTAGCGGAAGGAATCGAGAGCGTTGAGCAGTTCGGTTTTGGTGGTCTTGCGTTTGGTGTTCTGTGTTTTCATTGTGCGCGGTGTTACTTGTTACGGTTAGCGCGGAGGATCGAACTCCGCGCAGGGTTTTAGGCGTTGATGCGAAGTTCTTGAGCGATTTTTTTAAGTTCGGACTCGCTTCGAAAAATTAAAGCGAACCACAAGTCCCCGGTGACTTTCATGTTTTTTGCTTGTGCCGCTTTCATGATTTCGTGGCGGAGGATTTCTTTGCGTTTGGTGTTCTGTGTTTTCATTACCCCGACAAGATAAAGGCAAACGCTTGTCTTTGTAAAGAGATTTTTTCACCTTTTTTCATCTTTTTTTTCACCCACCCTAACCCCTTGCAAACAGAGGGGTTACGAAGTCGCCTCTTCTGACGGGGCCGCGCCCGCGTCGAAATTCCCCCGGAGAATTTGCCAACTTACCACGGCCAGCTTGCAGCAATCCCCGTAGTGATCGTTCGGCAATTTCTTCCACGTTTGCAGCGTCCCGCCCGCCGTGCGCTTCGTCATGAGTTGCTGCCCGCTGAGTCCCGCGATGAGCGAGTCAGGTGCGTCGATCGGCAAACGGAAAAGCGGAACGCGGCGGCGGTTGATTCGCCAATCGTAGAACTCCGTTTTGAGCGTTTGGTCGATGTAGGTGTAAAGCCCCAAGCCTTCGGGTTGTTGCAAGCGTGTGTATCTCACCGGGTCTTTGCCGAAGGCTGCGTCACTTCCCTTGCTCGGCCACAACACCGGGGCCGTGGCATAGCACACATTGTAAACGCGCTCGGTGAGGTAGCCGCTATCGACAAGGCCGCGCTGAATAAAAACGTCATTGCCCGCCGCGTCGAGGTAACGAAGGCGCGCGGGGTTATCTTCCTGCACGAAGGCAATGAGGTCTTCGGGCGACAAGACCGTGCCGCAATCAATCGGGGTAATCTCTCCCGTGATGCTGATCGCGGAAACAACCCAATGCGTCTGATTTTGTCCGGGGTCAGCGCCGAGGAATAAATAAGCCAAGCGATCCCCGGAACAATGCGGCGGAATCTTTTGCCACTCGCACGAAACGTCCCGGCATTGCCTCACTTTTTCCTCGCGCACGTTTACGTCGATCGGCGCGTAAGGAATCGCCAGCGTCGAGTTGTTGAAGTCCTGCAAGTCGGCGGGCGTATCCTTCCCCTGCAAAAACTTTGCCGCCAGTTCGCCAAAGCCGCAGGAACGCCACGGCGCATAAAGCGAGTTGAGGTGATAGCTGCGGCGTCCCGCAGATGCGGCGGGATTCGTTGCGCGCCATTCCCCTTCGCGGAGCATCTTGGTTTTGTGTCCGTCCGTGATCTTGCCTTGGCAAGCCGCGCACTCGTAGTAAGCCGAAGCGCGCACAGCGTCCTCGTTCCATTTGCCGTCGAGCTTGGCTTCCTTGTCCCATTTGACCTGTGAGAACTCGAGCCGTTGCTTGTCGCCGCAATGCGGACACGGGACGTAGTAATAGCGCTGATCGCCTGATTGAAATGCCGTCCAGATTTCGCCGTCTGGCGTGGTCGGTGTGGAGGTCTTGACCCGGAGCGCGTTCGTGTAGCTCTTAGTGCGGTTCTCGGCCAAGGCTACGGCAGAGGATTCCTTTTCCGTGGCCTCGGCGAACTTGTCTGTTTCGTCCATGACGAGCAACCCGGCAGGACGCGAAGCCAGATTTGATGGCGAGTTTGACCCGACGAAGGTCAGCGTGGCGTCTTTGAATTGTTGCTCCAGCGTTTTGTAACGATGCGTGTTGTGCGGCTTAAGCGCGGCCAAGGGGCGGCAGTCATCGACCATCGGTTGCCAACGATTCTCGGAGAATGAGCGCGCCATGCTTTCCGTGGGCATGACCCAAAGGGTCGGAAAAGGATTGTTGCTCATGCGCCACGCTGTGCCGATCATGACAATCGTGGTTTTGCTGGTCTGCGTTCCGAAGCAAAGCGCAAGGTCGGTCACTCGCGGATCGCTAAAACATTCCAACGGCTCGCGGACGTAAGGGGTGAGCAGGGTTGAATACGGCCCCGGCGTCTCGGTCTGACGGCGGGAAAGGACGATCTCGTCCTCGGCCCATTGCCAAACGCTGCGCGTGTCGATGGGTGCGAAGACATCGCGCAGGCTGCGGTCAAGTTGTTGGCAAAGGGTCATGCCACTTACAGATTCAACTCAATAGAATAAGCGCACCCGCCGCGAGTTATCTGCCGCACCATCCCCGGATATTTCTCAACCAGTTTTTTGATGCACTCCGCTTCCATCGTCATCGTCCGATACTCTTTGCATCCTCCGTCTGTTCCCCAATGCTCATTTTGCCAATGCAAATGCCGCGCGGCCAAAATGCCACCATGCAGTTTTACGTGCCGTAAGCAAATTTCGTAGTCCTCTTTGACCGGGAAATCCTCGTCAAAATACATTGTTCCGTCGTTGATCATTCCCATGCAAGAAGCCGTGACGTAGCTGCGAAAATTGAACGGCTTGTATGGGTAAACGCTTCGCAGCGCGCTTTCCGTTTTAAGCCCCCACACTTTCCAGCCAAGTTGTTCGGTCATATCAAACAGCTTGTGAAATTCCGCGCGCCATACCGACTCGCTCCTGAGTTTCTTCTGTTTCGCGTTTTCTTGATACAGCTTTGTATAGCCACACACTTTTACGTCATCATCAACAAAGACCACCCGCGACTCTTTGGTGTTCTTGAGTATCCAGTTTCTGGTTTTAGTAATTCCCCTTACTTCATTGGGAATGCCGACAACGTGCTTGTTGGTCTTTGTGTATTGATGCAGCTCGCCTTCTGGAACAAACATCGTTGCCATCGGCAACACTTTGTCCGAGGTCGTTAATCCCGCGCGTCCTTTACTTGGTATGGCTATAAGCATTTTTGACCCTTTCAAATGTCAGGACTCTTTCCGTGCCTATGGCATCAAACGCGCTTCCCTGTTTGTATCCGCCGCGCCGAACTTTTTTTAGCTGAAACCACTGCACCATTTCGTCCCACTCCTCCAATGTTTTAGCGAGGATGACCACGTATTCCATTTCTGGCTCTAACTGCAAAGACTGCTCGTGCTCTATTTTTTCCTCGGCTTCCTCTATAATCTTCTCGCTGTTGAGCAAGTCATCCGATTCCGCGTCCGTAAATCCCAACGCCTCAAGGTCAAATCCTTCCGCGCAAAGATCGACGGCTTCGACTTTCAGCATCTCTTCGTCCCATCCGCCGCCAATCTCTGCCAATTTGTTGTCGGCAATGATATATGCGCGCTTTTGTATTTCTGTTAGGTGGCTCAAGCGAAGGCACGGCACTTGCGCCAGCCCAAGCTTTTGAGCGGCCATCACTCTCCCATGTCCTGCGATGATCCCGTTTTCTGGATCAATAAGCACCGGGTTGTTAAATCCAAATTCCCGGATGCTTCCCGCAATTTTAGCCACTTGCTCTGCGTCATGCTTTTTTGCATTGCGAGCGTAAGGTATCAGCGTTTCTGTTTCTACGTGCTCAATTTGTGTTTGCGTGGTTTTCATTTGGTCGGTTGGTTTCTTTGAAAAGAAGTCTGATCCAGTTTTCCATGATGCCCTGCGCGTGAATCGGATCATTCGGGTTGAGTTGCGCGGCAAGGGCGGCGGGTGCGGCAAGAAGCTTTTGCCGTAGATCGGTGAAGACTTGGCGGTAGGTGCGCTCGGCGGCTTCGACGCTCATCGTCTTGCCGTCGCGCTCCAAGATATCGCGTAAGCGGTCTTCCATCGCCGCTTGTCGCATAATGATGTTGTTGAGTGTCTGAACCCATTGACGGGCCATCGCCTCGTCTCCGCGCTTGTGACAGGCGGCAATCCTGCTTTGGCAATACTGACGCGATGACCGCAGCGCTTTGAGCGTTTCTTGGCAGGAGCGTTCCCCAATGACG